GGCCTGCTTCGTCTATCTGTTCCATCTTAAATGGGTTAGGATCAAAGCCAACCTCACCTACTGGAATTTTACCACCACGTACCATGTTTTGGATACGAACTTTAGAAACATCTAAACCAAGTAGCTTACGCGCATCCTTAGTCATACCCTCCCAATCTTCGTATGTGATATACTTTTGTTCAGGTGCATCAGGTTCAGTCTTAAGCGCATTACGAACTTCACGCTCAATAGCCATTGATACAGTAGGAACACGTTCCTCATAACCAATACCAAGGTCAGCACCTAAATCACGTCCCTCTGGCTCTTCCTCTGTTGGCCCTAGCCCAACAGCAGCAGGCACATCATTGTCTTGTCTGCGTCTGTTTCTATCGCCACGCTTCTCTTGCGCTTCGGCATCTCCACTATCAGCATTACGCTTGATCAAGTCTTCTACAGTTGTAGTGCCATCAGATGATGCAGGAGCTACACTGCTCTCCACTACAGGTTCTGCCTCTGATGTAGAGGTTAGAGGATCATCAACCTTAGGCGCTGATTTAGGTTCAACCTCAGGTTCTTCTACTTCTGTGCTAGGCTCCTCAAACATCATAATCTTGTTGAACTCTTCATCAGTGATGTACTGATCATTACCATAGGCTTCAACAATACGATCAACAATGCTAGAGTCTTGTCTTACTAGCTTCACGAATTGACGCATATCCTCTACGCTGTCCATACGTGTAGCAAGACCTGTCATAACCTGATAACGAGCGTTAGCTTGACCAAAGCCTACAGTTAGACCTTTACCAATCAAGCTTTTCTCTAGATCAGCCATAGCTTGACCTGCAGCAAATACTTCACGTTTAGCAGTGTTAGCCGTAGCATTAGCACCAAACGCACTAAGAGCGCCTTTATCCATGTTCAACAATGATGCGTAATCATCAGGGTCTGACGAATCAGTGAACTGGTTACTGAACACTCTAGAGAGAGCATTAACAGTAGTTTTGTACTGCGCATCAGTATAGTCAACTTCAACGTTCTGATATGGACCTGTAGCTTGAAGCTGATCAAATGGTGTTTGCTTAATGCCACCACCTGCTTCAAAACCTAATAGTGTTTCAACAGGTACACCAGCAACCTTCATACCTTTGACGATCTCTTCAGCAGAGGCACGAGGGTTCATAGCCATTATGTCAGATACAGCTTTACCAAATGCACCTGCACGATGTTGCTCACTCTTGTTGCGTGGGTCTGTATATACGGTGATACCTTGAAAGATTTGACGTAGTGCTCTCTCAGGTGTTACACCCTCTGGTAACTTAAAGTTTGCAGGTAGTGCAAGGCTACCCAAGATCATACTCTTATCAATCTGACCTACAATACCATTCTTTTCCATGACAGTCTTAGCTGTATATACGTTCTTGTAGATATCATGTATGTCGTAGTTTTGAGCAAGACCAATGAACTCTTCTGGCGTAACACCAAAGTCGTTGTTCATTTGATCCATCATGTCTTCCATTGTGGAAATCTCTGCTTCAGACTGGGCATAAGCAGGAGCTACACGTTTAGCGTTATCAATAGCTAGGTCAACATACTTTTCACGTTGTGCTCTACGCTCTTTAATCCCTTCAGCAAGCGTTGTACCAAAACCCTTAGCAAAGCCTGCACCAAAAGCACCCTTAATCATGTCGCTTACTCCTTAGCCATCAAGCCTTGTGGCTTCTCATTTTCAGGTTGCTCTTCTACGATATCTTCTGCAACTTGCTCTTCAAGGATATCACCCTCATCCATTTTCCCAGCGCGTTCCATGACACGCTTCTTTAGCTTGACAGCCATACGCTTAACTTTATCGTCCTGTTTAAGACCCTCAGTGTCAATGTAATCTTTCATTGTTTCTTTGTAGTCTATGCCAGCTTCCTCTGCCATCTGCTTCATCACTAGAGCAATCTGAGGCTGCACTATTAGTTTCATATCTACTGTGTGAATACCATCCATAATGCCTTTGTTCAACAATGTACTGGATACAACACTAATAGGTACACCTATGTCTAGCATATCAAGTACGTTATCTGCTACCTCTTCTGAAGTTAACCCTCTCATGTAAAGGTCAAGAACTTCCTCAGGGTCATTCATAGTAGGAGGCTGCTCCCAAGCAAAGGCACCTGGTTCATCTGTCAGTGAGTTTCCGGGGATTGGCCCCTGCATCATCATTGATTGTGCGTCTTTAATATCCATAATATAACCTACTTAGTAAATCCTGCGCCGAAGTATAATCCCACAATTGCGGAAACAATATGTGTATCTAGTGGGGTGATAACAAAACCTTGTGCCATCTTCCATTGTACAGCCTCTGCTGGGCCAAACAGCCAATTTAATAAACCACCAGTAGCTTCAGTGTATCCTACATAAACACTAACCTCAGGATACCATACAGCAACTAGCTTTGGCAATACGATAATTGAGAACACAGCAGATAGAGCTATTAGTCTACGTGTCCATGCAAAGTGTTTGTCTGTCTTACCTGCATCACGTGCATCAGCTACAGCACTACGGTTAAACTCTGCACGTTGCATGAGCATTTCGTTTTGTGCTTGCTTAGCTTTAATAGATTGACCCCAAATAGACATGACTCCACCTAAGACGGTGGAGAACAACATTGTGATTAATTCTAGGGGTAAACCGAACATTAGACTGTAATTTCTCTTGTCTCAGTTAAACCAGTTGCAACACCTTTACTGCTTAATTTTACAGCTTTGCGAGATGTGGTAAATGAGTGTACAACATTATCATCTTTATCTAAATACTCAAACTTTGTACCACCACTAGCCGTAGGTATTTGCTTTATTTTTGTAATTGTTTTTTCTCCGATATCACCTGCAGCTTTATTCCAATTCCATGCACGGCGCTTTGCTAAAGATATAAGTGATACTTTTTCTTTGGCTTTAGTTGTCATACCTACGAACTCTAATGTATTCTTCATCTTATCTACAGTTGTACTTTTCTTAGCTGTTGAACCAATAGTACCCACATTATAATTAAGATCAACCAAAGCATACTTCACTGATTCTGGGAGCTTTTGCCATTCACCTTCTGTGAATTTAGCTTTTGCTTTATCTCTATGCTTTAAAGCCACAGCAGCAGCAAATTCTGCGTCAGAGTCATAATCCGCACGTTTCAAGCCCTCTGTGAATTTAACACCTAATGCTGCCGTGTCTTTACCGCCCTCTAAAGATTTATGAGACTTTAGCCCTTCATGTTCCTTAAGATATATCTCAGAGAACTCTTCTTTATATGTTTCTAATTCAGATGGTGGAGTCTCTCCCTTACTATCAAGGCGAGGACTCATTATCCCTTTCCCACTGGGGGCTGCACCTCCATCAGCGTCGATGGTATCAGTATCAATAGTACCGGGGTCAATCTCTTCAGACATTTTGTAAAGAGGCTCTTCATTAGATAGCTTCCCTTCATCTGTATCAGTCACATCTATCATTATGGACTGATCTTTGTCAAGCTTGTTGCCATACTCAGGGTCACCTACTGCAGCACGTACAGATACATCCTCTTCAGTAAGAGATTGTGTGATACCTGAAGCCTCACGCTGTAGACGAGCTTCCATAGCTGATTGCTTAGCTTGCTCAAAGACGTTCATCTCTTCTTCATACTTAGCAATGTCTTCTTCTGTAATGCTTGTATTACGTGCCTTTACTGCAGGTATTTCTTCACGTGCTTTAGCTGGGTCTAAATCTCGCTTTGAGCGTAGATACTTTACAAATGATGTTACGTAATCCTCAGGATCACTGTCTGACATACCCTGACCCATCAAACCCTCAGTAGTTGATGTTGTAGTATCATCACCAGAGTACATCATTGACTCTAGTGCCTGCATTTGTCTTTTTAACATATCTGACATATTTATAATACCTTACCAAGAAAAGGGGTTCAACCAGCTAAATGTACCTGAGCTTGATACCAATGCAGGCGCAAGCTCACCTAAGAAATTACCCCAACCCTGACCACGAGCACTGTCTACAGATGCCTGTGCTGTTGCAAGGTCTACATCTCTTTGCATCTCAGCAATAATTAGCTGTAAAGATCGGTTAGCATCATTTTCTTGGCCCTTAAATGCATAGCTAATCATGTCTCTCGTATTTTGTAGGATGCTATTGTAGGCTGTAAGAGTAAGATTATTGGTAGCCATAGCTGCATCACGGTTAGCTGCGTTCTGTGCTGCATTATCTGCTAGTGTATAACTCTGCGCCCATTGTGCATTAGACTGTGCAATAACCAAAGAGTTTGTTGCATTAAACTGCTCACGTGCAGCTTCTAAGCCTGTGTTAAATTGAGCCATAGCGTTAATCTGACCAGTGTTAAACTGATTCATAGCATTATATTGCTCAGCATTAAATGTTGCAATCTGAGCTTCTAGATTAGCCATAAACTGTGCAGTTTGGTTCTCACTTGATGCATTGAACTGTTTGGCAGCATTTGTAGCAGCTTGATCTGATATCATAGCATTTACTGTAGCTTGAGCTTTAAATATTTTATCTTGCTGCTCAAACCCTAAGTTGGTTAAATCCATCTTCAGGAAAGTCTCAGCGTTCTTAACTTGAGCCTGTTGCTGATTAGTAAGATTAGTTATGTCTAGCTGAGTTAGCGCTGCAGCATCTGCTAGAACTTTAGCGTTAGCAGCTTGTAGGTTAGCTAAATCTACAGACTGTGCTAGTCTTGCATTTTCCAGTGCTACCTGCTGTTCAGCAGTAAAGTTCATATTAGCAATGTCACTAATCTTAGCAGCGTTAGCAACCTTAGTTTGGAACTCTTGTGTGAACTCTAGGCCAAGGAACTTAGAACGCTGCTCTGCTGCGAACATAGCTGCCTGTTGGCGATTACTCAAGTTCTGTGATTCAAATCGAGCAAACGTTTGTGCATCAGCATTAGCGATAGGCATCGCAGCTTCCATAGCGGCCTGTACTGCAGCCTGTCCCGCCATAGAGGATGCACTAAGACCACGTGATGCCATCATTGCAGCAGCTTTACGTAGAGCACCAGCAGCCCAAGGTGGAGGGTTGGTACCCTCAAAGTCTTCCATCAACTGACCAAGCTGGCCTTGTACTGTAGCGTTACTAGAAGGTTGACCAGTAGCCGCCTCAAAGTTTGTCTCTTTCTTGACGCGATCCATATCAACGGTAGAACCATCAATAAGTTCACCCTCTTCTAGCTCACGTGTTGGCGCACCCTGTACTGTTTGAGCTTTCTCAAGTTGTGCAGCAGATAGACCAAGCTGTGCTAGTTCTTTAGGGTCCATCGTTTGAGCTTCTACAAGAGCTTCAGGGCCAACTTTACCTGTCACCTTCTCAAGGTGATCCATAATCTGCTCTACATCAGCAGTAACCTCTAGAGGTTCATATGTCTTTGTTTGAAGCTTATCAGGAGCATCAACGGTTTTAACAGTGTCTACAGTTTTAACGTCAGCTTCTTGCTTCTCTGTTACCTGCCCAACACCTTCGTCAATCTCTCCTGCTTCTTTTTGTTCTTCTGTAGTTTTCTCAACATCTGCCGTAGTAACGGATGCACTTGGATCAGTAGTTAGGTCAGCTAATACCTCTGTACTGCTTGGGACATCTGTTGCTTCCATACCAGACATGGCAGAGTTAACTTCTGCTTGCGCTGCATTAACAGCAGTTTGTGCATCTGTTACAGCTTTAGCAAGTGCTTCATCTTCAGGGTTGGCCTGTGACGCAGCCATAGCCTCATTCAATTTAGTTTGAGCATCAGAAAACTTCTTTTGTGCTGCATCTAACTTGGCTTGACCACCCTCATTAAATGCTTTACGTACCATGCCGCCATAAGCCATGTTGATACGCTTTTGCGCAGCCATAGCCATTTTACCTACACGTGCAGCAAGCGCTGGGTTAGCAGCAATTATAGCGTTCTGCTCATCACTCTGTTTACCCTGCAGAGATGCATCAATTTTACCTAGCTGTTCTGGTGTAAACCCTGCAAACTTCTTAGCCATAATTACTTATTCCCTATTTGCATCCATACTGATGCTGCTACAAATGATAGCAATGCAATTGTTGTGATGCGTACTATTGTATTCCATACGCTTTTCTTTGTATCTCTATATGCTTCCAATAAACTACGCATCTCTATAATATCTTTGTGCGCATCCTCATCATGCAAACCTAAAGCAGCCAACGCCTCTTTAGCACCACGCCTTGCAGCGCGATCTAGCAAGTCTTCTAGTTCTTCTGGTGTTAGCTGCGTCATTGGCATTACTCAGGTTTAGTAGGCCAAGTGATAGTATTTGGGAAGCCTGCCTGCTGTGGTACGTTTAACAAATCAGTGCGATACTGAGTCCATTCGTTTTGTTTTTCTGCAGTTAAGTCTGCCCAGCGCAATGGGTTAGTAACGATAGGGTCTACTTCTGATGTTAGCCTACGATTCCTTTCATTCCGCACAGATTGCGCTGTTTCTGCATCTATTTCTGCTTGCGTTGGTGCAACATAAGGTGTGAAATCTGACCCAATCAAAGAACGTAACTCAGTATTGTCAATGATCATATCTGTGTCTGACGGGTCTAAGGTGTATGGTATCCAGCCGTACTGTGGGTGATTAATCTCTACATCAAACCGTGTGTTCTCAGCATTAAGAGAATGAGAATTACGTACTTCAGTAATTTCTATAGACATATTATGAAATCCTCACGAATAATGTTGATGGGAGCCTATATGATACTCTGTCTGCGTTACCCATAGCCCTCCAAGTGCCAAGGGGGCTTGTACTACTTATATCATTTGCCGTGTTATCACTGAAACTGCTTTCAGATACGAAACCAGCATACTCAAGACTAGAACCAGAGTAAGTGGTTCCATATACAATAGTACCAGTTGATGGCTTACCCAAAAAAGCGTAGGTACCTACGTTACCTATACCAGTGTCCGTTAATGCGCTTGTTATACCAGTTACGTGACCGTTGCTGTCTACAGTAATATCTTGGATAAAAGTGTTACCACTATTATTTGCACTAGTAGCTGGAGTGATGTTTGGGTGAGCCGTTAACGCACCTAGCCCAGCCGCCGTAGGGGGAGTATAGGTGAAGACACCATTAGTGTTGTTATAACTCAGAGCACCACCACCAGAAGCCGTATTTGTTCCTACTGAAAGATCATCAAAGTTTATAGAATCTGGTACAGTAAAATTAAGTTTAGCTGTAGCATCATTATATGAAACAGAAATATTTGTTTCTTGGTTACCAACCACCATATCGCCAATAATATCTTGTATGGCTTCATCGTTTAATGATACGGCACCTGATGAAACATTAAAATCTGTACTATTAAAAGAGGCTATACCTTTAGTTGTGTATGTAGCATCACTAACAGTAGCTGTAGATGAAATCTCCCCTGTAGTAGAGTTATAACTAATACCTGTTCCTGCACTAATAGCAGCCCTAGCCCGTGCATCTGTGAAGTATTTATTAGTAGCGTTGGTATCAGTAAGGTCATCTGTATCGTGGTTGCTTAGTGAGGTAACAGTACCATTAAAACGTGTGTTTACAGTATCAACTATTTTAGAAGCGCCGTTGCTTGTATATACATCACCTCTATGATCACCTGTAACCGAATTAAAAGTAACATTAGATGTTGTTGCTATAGCCTGTGGAATAGAAACTGTTAAGATTGCACCGTCATCACTAACCCCAGATGAGTCGGTTATGGTAATCCCTGTTCCTTGAGTAACACTCTCTACATAATTACCGCTTGTGTCGGCACCTAGGGAAATAGAACCTGCAGGGACACTAGTACTTTCAACAGTCAATGCCACATCTGTAATATCACCACTACCATCTATAGTAAATGACCCTGTAACATCACTATCGTCGCCACCAAATGTTACAGTACGTGCTGATGACCATGCATCTGCTGTATTAGAATTACCCTCAAACTGTGCTGTCACGGCATCAGAACCAGGTGTCAAGATAACTGTGCTGTTTGAATTAATTAACGTACCATAATATGTAGCTAAACTAGCATCTGAGCCTGAGTCAAATATAGTTGTTAAGTCAGAGTTTTTAATGTCACCCGTTAAATCACCTGTGACATCACCAGTAAAGGTAGCGTTTGTACCATCCGTACCAGACTCAAGAACCTTACTTGTACCGTCTGTAGAATATACATCACCAACAAGATCACCTGTTAGTGTGCCAGTTAAACCCCCACTAAATGTAGCCTCACCTGTGAACGTAGATGTCTCATCAACACTAAGGATATCTGTGTTAAGTGTTCCATCAAAGAAACCATTTTTAAAAGGAACACCACTTGTACCAACATCTAGAGTGTTTGCAGTTTTACCTTTAATTTCTGTAGCAGTAACCACAAGGTCTGAGCTAGGTCCAATACTACTAATAGTAGCACCACCACCTGCACTGCCATCATGGTTATGGCCTGAAGAAGCATTAAATGCAAGTTCTAACCTGTCAAACTCTGCGTTTAAATCTTCAGCGTCAATAACATTACCATTAGCAATGTTACCTTCTGTGTCTACTTTTGTATATCCCTGCGCCATGTTACTGCCTATCTTCTTGAGTAAACTCTAATATAGCTGTGTCTAGAGTGTATGTTGGGTTTGTTGTATTATCTTCAATACGAATTGCTACTGTCTTACCTGAACCTATAACATTTTTATTATATACTTTATCTATCTCACCGCCATAAGTAGCATATACTTTATTAGGATCATAATCTGCCCAAGTTGTGTCTACTTGTTGTCTGTTATTAGGATCAGCCTTTCCGAAATTAGAATTAACGGCACCGTATTCAAAAACACCCACGTTTGTGCTACCTATAACCAATGTATTAGGTTGTATTGTAGAACGATTATTAGGTGAGTCAAAGTCAAACTTTAAGTTAAGATCAAGTTGCATATTACCTGTAGGTTCTGTATACAAAGTTATCTTATAAAAGGTTTTACGTATTTGCGGATCAGCGATTGGCATGTAAGGTGATTCATATATAGCTTCAATGTTAGAGCCATCAAAGCTATTACCTGTACCCATAGTGTATACGTAACCATCCTCATTTGCAAATGCTATAATTTCTTGGTTAGAAAAATATCTACTATCTGCTACATAAGCTTTAATACCTTTAGTGGTAGACCACTGGATACCTTCAGAACCCTGTGTTATAAATTTAGTAGCTATTAAGCCACGAGCAACATCTTTTTGCTCTGATGCAATATATGAAAATATTCTATATTGTGCCTTTTCTCTAATCACACAAGAACTATAAATTGAACCACTAGCTAAAAAGATAGATGCATCTTTAAATATTCTATCTGAGGCAACATCAAGAGCAAAATCGCCAATACGATCTGTTGCGCTTAGTAGTCTAATGCCATCAGGTGCCAAATACATAATATCACCACCAACTTCTTGAATTGTATCACCATTGATACAACCAATACTGTCAGTGATGGGTGACATTAAAAAATCTGCAGAGGTGCTACCTGTAATCTTTTTAATTGAGCTATTAGTAAAAACAATTAGCTGCTCACGAAAAACAGCCATACCTGTAATATCATACCCTACATTAATTGTCCCAGCGCCATTAGCCACACTAAAGTCATCAACAGTGTTAGGTGCGGTAAATATAAGATCACTACCTACTGCATAGAAAGCTGTGTTTTTAAAAATAGTTACATGCAACGCACCTGAGATGTCAGGACTGTGATCCGTCTGGTTCATGAAAAAGATAGTGTTACCTGAAGTATTATACACAGCAGGATAATTAACACCATCTACAAATATAACTTTATCGTCACCATCAAAGTTAAACTCTACATGCCTAACCTTACCACCGTTTGTAAGTGTGCTAACATTGTTAGGCATACTCTGCCATGTATTTCCAGTACCATAATAATAAACAGTATTATATGATGCGTTATGACGAGCTACGACATAGCGACCAGATGAAATAACTTTTAGACCTACTACAGGACCAGTTCCGGGTATGGTAGAGCTACTAAACTTTTCAAAACCTTTAATCTTAGAGTAACCACCCTCTTTATTGGCTTCGAAGTTTTGCAAAATAGTAGCGGAACCAACAGCATTAGAACCCTGCTGTAGAGCAGAGAGATTAGAGATTAGACCACCTCTAAACTCAATAGGAAATGTATTCCATTGTGTAGCCATTAGAATCTAACTCTTGAATCTCTTAAATAATCTGTACGGTTAATATGTAAGCTACGAAGGTGTTTAATGCCTTGTTGAAATTTACCTAACGACAATTGTGCTGCCTGTGTATCACCACGGAACTGGTACACATAATACATAGCACCATCTATAATAACGTAACGATACTGCTCTGGTAAGTTTGGTACATCTGTAGCGTTCTCTAAATCATAAGCACTTCGATAATACTCATATACTAATTCATAAGCAGCATCTGGATTAGGGTATACTATAAACTCCCTACTAGGTGTTCTAGATACATGAGTTGGTGTAGTTCTATTAGATGATTGTGTATTGTATTCACTATCTGCATACTTTTCTATATATTCTTCATATGCTAATAGCTTAAGTTTTTTAGTGCCAACATTTAAATCTGAATCTCTCTTGATGCGAAAAGTATTCATGTTAATGTTTTTAGCATCAGCAGGGAAACCGTATCTAACAGTACCCGGAGATAGTGTCTCTGTAACCTCTGCGTGATTCCAAGGCCACTCATACTCTTCCTGATTTATATGTCTAATTGACGAGTTAACAGAATCCTTAGCAAAACTATAATAACCAGTTGTAGTATCAAAGTTAACAGAGGTTAACTCTACTTCGTTAAGTCTACGGTTAACATCATTTACAAGACCAATATAATCGTATGCCATTATTACTTCTCCTTAACGCGCAAGAAGATAGAGCGCTCATATTTCAAAGCGCCTGTTGTTGTTATCTGACACACTACAGTATATTTAATGTTGTTAGTACCTAAAGAAAATCTGGCTGTGGCAATCTGCCCAGAAATAGTTCCTGTCACAAACTGCAGACCATTAATTACTTCTGCGTCAGATGCTTCTTCTTTATTGCCATCAGCATCCTTAATAAACCATTTAACAGAACTAATTGTTTCACTTCCTAAGAAGCGTGACCAATCAACACTATAATCTATTATTTCATCTGGGTCTTTATTGGGCCAAGTATAAGACATGGTTAGTCCTTATGCTGCGATATACACAGTATAACTTTGTGTATCTTTATCGACATAAACTGTTCTGTTTTCGGGTTGGATATGCACTGTATTACCTTGGTCATATGATACTATATAAACAGTGCGATTTCTACTATATAAATCTGCATAAGCATTAAAATCAAATGTTTCTGCTATAGGAGCGTCAGGTAATGATAGTGATGTAGTTAAAAAAGTGTTAAGTGTATTTAACTCTATATTTGAAGAGGCTTTAGGTATAACATCTGATACTAATGTTATTGTGTCTTCTATTGAAAATAAATCAAGATTAGCATCTGCAGACGTAGGCAGTTCTTCTACTGCAGCGGTTGTAATGGATACATTATCTAAAACTTTAGACGCATCTACTGTTATTGACAGGTCTTCAGCAAATATAGAAAACTGTATAGATGCTATATCTACGTATGCTGTAACATTATATAGCAGATTATTTTGATTTAAAACAGAAGAGACACTATCTGTAGTTATATTTGCATCTGCAGTAATGTCAACCCCTGTAATAGAAAAAGTAGATTCTAAGGAGTTGATATTTGTACTACCATCAGCAGTAGTAGCAGGTGCTTGAAATGTAAATGAAGCCGTAGCTACTGGTAATGTTGTATTAGCTAAACCTGTAACACTACTAAAACCACTTAGCGATGTTTGTGCTAGTGTTGATACTAAGTCTACGGTTGCTTGTGCATCTACTTCACCAAATGCATTTACTGAAAAAGATGCTGACGTAGATGGTATTGTTAAGCTTGCTTCAAGTGTGTGATCTAGTACACCAGGAGAAAGAGCAAGTACAGTGGTGCCTAATACGATAAACTTATCAAACCTAGGGTAAGATTGAGAAATACTAGTTTGCGAAAAGGGAGTAAAGCCAAGCATATCTTATCTTTCTGATGGTGTTGGCATAGAGTAACTAACAACGTGGTTGATTTGTCTGCCACCTATAAATGCGGCATACTCGCCATCATCTCGAATGTAAAACGCCCCTCTGTCAGAAATTGGTACTACGTCAGCTATTTGGTGTGTAGCATAATGCGTTGCAGTTGTTATATCCCACTCTGTTTCTAATTCATACTCAGTTAATACTGGTTGACCATATACATAATTATTTTTAACAAAAGCCTGTCTTCCGTTAGAAGCCATATGAAGGGCAATAGGATAATTAGACTCAGTACTTATATCTATACTAGAAGTAAAAGATGCTGTACTAGTATCCCAAGCTGTAGATAAGTCATACCTTCTAATCTGTTGGCCACTACTTATTGTAGTAAAAAGCTTAGTACCATCAGGACTAAATGATAAACCTCTAGGGTAACCCGAACTTAAATACTTATTACTATAAGTAGTGCTCATTGTGTTTAAGTCCCATGCTGTTGATAGTGTATAACCGTATACTCTACCTTGGTTGGTCATAAAGAAAAAGCCTGTGCCATCAGGTTTAAACCACATATCTTGGTAATAACTCCCTCCAATAATTGCCTTGCTAACAGCAGGAGTGGTACTTGATATAGAGCTTAAATTCCAAGCAGTACCTAAATTATATTGTTTTATAGTATTTGTACCATCAGAAATTAAATAAAGTTTAGTTCCATCAGAACTCATTGATATGCCACTATAAAGTGAAAAACTACCATCTATAGCGGTTTGGAAATAGTGTGTAGTAGGTGTCTGTTTATAGGTTATAGTTGCACCTGAGAAATTATAGGATGAGCTAGTTCTAAGTTTTACTATTTCACCACCAACACCAGATATATAAAAGTCATTACCGTTGTCAAAATGCAAACCATAAAAGTTATTACTTATTCTATAATCTGCCATACTAAAGGCACCAACAAAAGTAACGTTAGAGGTTATATTCCAAGAACTACCTAAATTCCACTGATATATAGCAGCACTAGTTCCCCCACTTAGATTAGTTACAAACATTCTATTACTAGTTAAAAAGAGACCTGTAGGAGAGCGTAAGCCATCATCATAGACTTGATACTTATTTGTAGAGCCTGATGTTGAAGTTGATAAGTCCCAAGCAGTAGTCATAGTTTGTTGTGTAACAGTATCGTAGGTTTGACTTAATCCTGCCCACCATTTTGTACCATCAGGTTTCATATATAAGGATGTTGGAGTACCACCCCCTGCATATCTACTTTGTCCAGTATAAGAAGCAGTAGTTACATCCCATGCTGTAGATAAAGTAAATTCACGTAGCGCATTATTGTAGTCATTAAGTACAAACATTTTTGTACCATCAGGTTTAAATCTTACTGCTCTTGGGTTTCTAGCTCTAGAATAAGAACTACAATCATATCGTCCTGCAAAACTAGCACTACTTATATCATACGCAGTTGTAAGGTCATACTGATATATAAATCCTTGTATAGAACCGTAACTATACAAAGCAACGTATAGGCGAGTACCACTATCTTCAATGGTTATATTACTTGCACTAAAGTTAGTGTGAGCGTTATAAGGATCATCATCTGCATTAGGACCATTGATAGAAGTATCACCACTCGCCGTAGGTGAAAAACTTAACTTAGGTAAGGATAAGAAAGTTCTGCTATCAAAGTCAATAGCATCAAAAGGTGCAGCCCCAGTAGATAAACTGTGACCAAATCCTCTGGCTGAACCCCCTCCAAAACTACTTAATAATGGCATACTTATTACCTATGAAAATGCTGTCAACGATGCTAATACTGTAAAAGTTGCATCTGCTGTCTTTATAATTGTAAAAGTGTAAACGTCAATACCACTTGCAGTACCACCGCTTGGTGCAGAGCCACCTGCCCACTTAGGCGTAACTGCTGTACCATCAACTTGATATGCGTTGAGGTAATAAGCTGTTGAGCCATTTGTGACCAAAGCAGTACATGTAACAGACTGACCTGTCCCAAGTGTTGAATTTACGTTTGAAAAGTTAATTGTGCGGTTTGCTGTCTGGTTTGCTGTAAAATAGACGATTCCCTGTGCCGAAGTATCAAAAGTATACGTTCCAGTTGTTGTTGTGTCTGTAGTAACTTTTTCATGTACTTCCTCAATATCAAGTTGTCCGTCTATCTCAACAGCACCTGCCACAAGCGTACCTGTGACAGAGGCACCCCAAGATTGAGTGGTAAATTTGATAGATCCGTTATGATAAAGATAGGTTGCGCCGTTGTGGGTACAATTGAGTAACCATTCATTATCTACATCGTTATAAATGCCAGTAGTAGTGCTATTGTTATGCATAAACACAGCACGACCCCCAATGCTGTAACCTTCCCAACTAGTATGCGCACCGCCATCAATCTGGATACTACCATAGTCGCCAGAGACAGGTTGGAAGTAGCCGTTGCCTGT